GGCAATATACAATTTAGTGCTTCTCATATTTTTTATTTAGACAAATATAAAAGAAAATATTAGATAAAAAAAATCCACAAAGAAATTTTACAATTTTGTGGATTTAATTTTGATAAACCATTACTAGTTTTGAAAGGGGTAATGCTTTTTGTGTTAAATAAATATATGGTACTTTAACAAAAATCAATCTTTATTAAAGATATTCATAATTATTTTCTTAAAATCTTTGTTTTTTTCATTTAATGGGTTATTTGTTTTTGTAAAATACCCACATTTGGTATGTTCAAACCCATCTCTAGCCTTTTTTAGATCCGGATTAATTTCTTGATTTGTATTATATTGATATACATACATAAGACCTTTTTTAGTTTCTCCATCTCTTTTGTACATATTAAGAATGTCAACAATATTTAAATCACCTTTTAATTTAATATTAGTTTCCTCATAAAACTCCCTTATAGCCGCCTCTTTTGGGGTTTCATTTCCTTCAACCTTACCAGATGGTATGGACCATTCATTTGGTAAAGTTTTATTCGGTGACCTTTTACAAAGTAAAACTTTATCTTTGTTTTTTACCACCACACCTGAATATCTGTTAAATTCTGCCATGTTAATATATTTATAAATATGGATATAATCATAAATAATAACAAATACACAGTTAAACCTGTTATCACACAAAAAGATATCTCAAATGGAATGATGAATAAAAAATTCAATAATTCTTTTGATGGTATGTTATTTATTATGGAAGATGGTGATCATAGTTTTTGGATGAAAAACTGTATAATCCCTTTAGATATTATATTCATAAAAAATAACGAAGTAACGGAAATACACCACAACTGTCTTCCTTGTAAAGAAGAAGAGTGTGAAAGATTTGAAGGGTATGGTGATATGATATTAGAAATACCGGCAGGACATTGTGAAGAATATAATATCGTTGAGGGTAATAAGATTACTTTTCACTATTAATCTTTGTTTGTAAAATTTCGTAAAACTTCTGTTGTATTTCTTTTGTTAGATCAACATAACTTTTTTGTCCATTCCCATCTTTTTTTCTATATAAAGAATTAATACCTGAAATATTAGTAATACATTTATGTCCACCTGAATTAGCATTTATGATGTCTCTACCATTTAACACAACTTTGTCCAATAGTGCAACTTGTTTTACACTTAAATTTCTGTAAGGTCTATCCATTATATTTTCTATAATCGGGAACAATGTCTCTTTTCTACCAAAAACTTTTAAGGAAGGACTTTTGCCATATATCGCCATAAAGTCTTTGAATGTAAATCCGACTGATTTGAATGTTGCTTTTTGTTCTGAAACAACTTTTAATGTTGATAATGGGACTATAATACTTTCTAATTCTGGATTCATCTCATCCAAAACCTCATTTTTTATTTCACCTAAATCAACACCTTTAAGTGCTCTTTCTTTTTTATATGGGTTACAGGAAGCCTGAACTAATCCCATTGGCCAAGCAATAACTAAAAAGTCAGCGTCAGGATTATTTTTAAAAGGTGTGTATCTATCGTAAGATCCTTGTGGTGTCATATAACCTCCACCGTATTGTACTAATATGTTTCCACTAACATTTACGTTAGGGCTAACATTCATACTTTGAATATATTTTTGTTGGTTTTGTGTTAGTTTTTCTTCATTATCAAAACCTTCTCTTTTCATTATAGATTTTATCTTAAGTAGTATATTAAGTAAAGAAGGTTTACAATCTAAAACTAATTCCTCTAAGAATCCTGGTTTGTTTTTAAATGCCAATAGTAATTTGTTTGCAACTAATCCCATTAACATTTTATTTCTTTTAACGTCAGAATTTCTATCTATCTTAAATAGATAATTTATAACTTCATCAACAGAAATATTATATTGAGCAAAATTTGCGGAGTCTACGGTAGAAATTAATGTAATATCTTCATTAGGGAATATTTCTTTAGGTGAAACACTTTGAGATATTGTCTCTACATTAGATCTTGAACTTCTAAAAGAAGTTGCAGTTCCGTCCTCAACTCCGGCTTGAGTGTCGTGGTGATCTGTATGAATAACAAACATTGGTTTACCGTGAGCAAAATCAACTAAAACAGGCATTATATCACCTTTAGCGTCTAATTTTTTAATTGCAAACTCTTTATCTCCATATTGAATAATTTCAGCATCCACAACATTTATGTTATTTGACTCTAAATATTCTTTCATCGCAATGGCGGTTGTTACACCATCTAAATCTTGATGAAAATAAATTTTTGCTTTAGGGTATCTTTTTGATAAATTTTTGATGTCTCTAATCCCCGATTCTTTAATTAGTCTTTTCATACTAAATAAATACCATATAAAATAAAAAATCCCATTTATGAAAATGGGATTTCTTTTATTTGACCTAATGTTTTAAAATATTCAACTCTTGTTTTGGCAATCTCAGTATAATTTGGCGATAACTCAATACCCAACCATCTACGCCCCAATATCTCTGCAGCTACCAAACTTGTTCCTGACCCAGCAAATGGGTCTAATACTACATCGTTTTTGTAGGACAATATTTTAATCGCCTTTGTTGGGATGTCCATTGAGAAGGTCGCCTTGGTGAGTGATTTAGTATCTGCAAAGTAATTCCACTGACCAAAAACAAGTTCCATAAATTCTTTCTTATCTTGTTCTTCATATACCACTTTATTTTTTATGGTTCCATCCTCCTGAATAATTTCAGTTGGTGTTCCCTTCCACTGTGGTTCTCCTTTAACCTTTTTTATGTGTAATTTTTTATACGCCAAAATAACACATTCTTTTGGATTATATATATAAGGACTTGACGGTGACATCCAAGATCCCCACGCAGTTGTTTTACTACGATGAGGTGATTGTTCTTCAAGGTCAACAATACCAAAGAACCCAAACCCTATCTCTTTCATTATTTGATACATCTCAGAAACAAAAAAGATTCTTCCTCCTTTCTTTTGTCTGTTAATTTCATACGGTATGTTTAACGCAATTCTACCATCATCTTTTAACACATTATAGGCTTCAGTTAACCAATTCCTTGCAAAGACCAAGTATTCTTGAAACTCCACGTCATCATCATGAGTATCATAAGCAATACCAACACCGTATGGTGGTGAGGTAACAATTAAATCAACACAACCTTCAGGTAAGGTTTTCATCACTTCAACACAATCTCCAGTTATTATTTTTCCTGTTTCTATCATATTATTTTTTATATTGTCTTTCCAAGTAATCGAACAAATTTAAAAACTTTGGTGTTTCTCCATCTTTTTTAAGGTAATAATCCCCCATTTTAAAACAATTAAGTCCGTACTTTCTATCATGACCTAACCTATCCTCAACGTGTTTAATTTCAACTTCTTTATTTAGAATATAAGAAATCTTTTTAATAATGTCCAAATTTGTTAATCTAAAAGTTGTCCCAATATTATATATGTCATTTACAACCTCATCATCAAATAAAAGATCACAAATAACTTTAACATTATCATAAACATACATCCACTCCCTTACTTGTTTACCATCACCGTATACCGGTATTGAGTTTCCATTATTAATGGATCTAGCAATTGTTGGTAAAAATTTCTCCTCAAACTGGTGTTCGCCAAAATTATTACATGTTCTTGTAATTAAGTATGGTAACCCATAAGTCCTATTTGCTGCCAAAACCAACATATCTGATGCGGTTTTAGTTGCGGAATAATATGAACTTGGTTTTAAATGGTCAGTTTCTAACGCAGTATGGTTAATTGCAATATGTTCATCCATATCACCATATACCTCATCGGTTGAGATATGTATAAACTTTTTAAGTTTTTTATTTTTTCTTGATATCTCAAGTAGATTAAAGGTTCCTTCAACATTTGTTCTAACAAACGGTAACCCATTAGTAATTGAGTTATCTACATGTGATTCGGCAGCAAAGTGAACAATGTAATCAAACTCACCAAGATCCTCACTTGTAACATTACATATGTCTTTATGTAAAAATGGTACATTGTGTTTAAGGTTTTTTCTACGACCAGCATATGTAAGTTTATCAACACAAAGAACATCACATTCAAAGTTATCTAATAGGTGATTTATAAATGCGGAACCTATAAATCCGGCACCTCCTGTTACTACTATTCTCATTTTTTCTCTAATGTTTCAATATGATGTTGCAAATACCAAAGAGCCTTTTTAAGGTCCTCAAGTTCTTTGTCTTTATTTTTTTTACCTGCTCTTGATATGTATTTTACGGTGTTCCCTAAACTAAAACCCAAATCCCAAGCATCAATGACTTTGATTGCTTCGTATGGATTTTCTTCACCACCGTAATGGTTGGGGTGATTAACTTGTTCCATTTAAATCGTTTCTTTTTCTTTTTTAAAATTTTCTGAGATTTTTTTCTGATTAATATATGAAATCAGTTTTCTTTTAAAGATAGGTAACAATGTTTCCTGTATTGGAAAAATCCCTTTACTTGTCATTTCAAAAACCGGTAACTTATTATTTTCAGAATTCCATATTGAAAAATTATTAATTATTTTCGTAAATGTCAAATCTTTAACGTCAGAATAAATTAAATTTACCTTTGTTTTACTTTCCATGGAACCTTTGGCCGCCGGTTTTATGTTATATTCCCAAACATGTATTTTATTATCTGATGTGTTGTTGAAGTAGAAGTACCCGGTGTCTGACAGGGTTTCTTTTGCTCTTCTATTTGGTTTTATGTCCACATTCTCATAAACTATTGTCCAAACAGATTTTGCTATGTTAAAATACTCTAACATTCTAGGGGCACTATAACTTAATATTTGTATAAATTCTTTTGATTCATCATCATTTAGTTCGGGTATCTCTTTTAACTTTAGATCCTTAACTAATAACTCATCGTCTACTGAGTCTAATTTCTTATTTGTGTAGATAATTTTTTTATCTTTAATAAGTGTCTGCAAATTTGCGAGATGTAATGAAAGTTCTATAAACCCAGGATAAAGTTCCATCTTATCGAGTTTATCTCCCATTTTTTGAAAGTACGACAATAATTTATATTCTTTGTGTTCTCTGTCAATTGGTTTTTCGAACATCCAATCGGTGTCCATCAAAAATTCTATTTTCTTTTTTCTTCTCATTTGACATAATAATAATCATAATTTGTTAATCAGTAAATATTAGTCTATTCTCATTACAACATAATCAGTACCATTGATGTTAACTGTATCATAAGTACCATCATAACCATTTAAATCACCATAATCCCCATTTCTAACTAAATCATCTAATAACTCTCTTGTATCAATAAAATCGAAAATATCCCCACCCATATTATCTAACCATCCGGCTGGATCATAACCTATCTCATTTTCTAAGTAATTATCAACCGCCTCTTCAATACTACTTTCGTCAGGATCCCCATCAGGACTTTCTTTTATATCATCTATCTCTGAGTCTATTTCACTAATCCTATTTTCACGATCGGTTTCATGTTCTTCGGTGTCCTCATCGTCATATAATTGTCTTGGTGGAACAACTTGACCCTCCTTATATAATATCGAATTATTTCCTTCTCTTCTATATTGTAATTCATTATCCTCAGAATCATAAAAATCAAATGTTCCGTCTTTTTCTTTTGATGGGTACATAATTGGAGCCCTTACTCCTTCGTTTTCGTAAACCCATTTTTCCATTTCTAGTAACCAAATTTCTTCTTCTTGAGAATTACTTAATTCTTTTTCAACCCCGTAACTATCAGGTTCATCTCTTATCCATTCTTCTACAGAATCCCTATAATATTCTTTTATTTTATCTTCATCAACATAACTTGATAGAGTTTCTTTAGAAAAATAATTATCAAGGTCATCAATTTGTTGTTCATAATAATCCTCCAATGAATCATCGGCTTCCCTATATTCACCAACCGCAAATCTCATTTGTGTTGACAATGACTCAAACTCGGCCAAATTATAATGGGAACCTGCCGGATATAGATCATATACATCAACTCTATCTGATAATAAATCATCTCTTTCTTCTTCAAGTTCTGATTGTTTGTCTGTAATCTCATCAAATTTTTCACTATAGTTTTCGTCACCAGAATCTAAATTTTCTTGTTCTTCCTCAAGTGATTGTATTTCTTCTTCTATTTCTCTTACCCTTTCTTTATCATCATCATCAAGAGATTGTAAATGACCGTCATTTACCGCATATTGAAAAACCGCATTGGCTCTTGGACTTTCGTAACCAGTATTTTCTATATCCCAATCACCATCTTCTCTTTTTTCATTTTGTTCATTATATTTGGCTTGTAGTTGTCTTCTTTCAATAACCTTTTCGTAAGGGGTTTGCCAAAAAGTTTTATGTCCCGTAACCTTAACATCATCCAATGATTTAACATTTGTGTATGAAACATTCAAACCTCCTTCAACCTCAATGTCCCCAATTTTATAAATCTTTTGTTTACCATCAACATTACTAAGATTAAGGTCACCTTTAACAACAAGTTTTTTACCCCTAAATTTTGGTAAATAAGGTATTGCATGAGCCATAAAACCAACTTGTCTTAAATATTGCATATATTGTTCAGGTGAAATATAAACTTTTTCAATTTCATCTTCTTTAATTAATTTAAGAATAATACTAACAAGTTTATTTTCAGTAAGTCTTATTTTCTTTTTCATATAACAATAAATATGAAACATTTACAAATAAGACAATAGACTGATATTTATGTTTAAATAAACATTAAAAAACAATTTGTTATGGGATGTGGTTGTAAAAATAAAGGAAATCAACAAGCTTCAGCTCCTCAACAGGCGGCAAGACCTCAAAATGAACAGGTTAAAAATCAATCAGTTCAAGAGTCAGTAAAGAAGATAGTTGAAAAATATTATAATAAAAAGTAATTAATTTCCTTTGGCCAAAGAAATTAAGGTGGATTTTTTTTCCACCTTTTTTGTATTTATAATTATGGACAATTCAAACTTAAAAGAACTAATTGAACTATTCAATAATGGGTATTGGGAAAAGAGCGTAAAACCATACTTTAAAAGAGTCCGTACTTTTTTAAAGTACGTTGCAGTAAAAGGTTTATCTGAAGAAATTAGTGTTGAGGTATTAGATAGTGAAGATTATAATGAAGGTCCTGATTTTTTTGGGTTTTTAAATGAGAATGGTTATTTAAAAGGAAAAGAATATGATGACTTTGATAATGAACTTAGAAATTACTTTTTATCTTATTGGATTTCAGTTGCTCCAAATAACGCATTTAAATATATAACGGATAATATTATAACCGATGTAGAAATTAGAGATGATGGATTTTGGTTATATTTAAGGGATCGAGATGAATTGGCCCCTCTTTTTGATGGTAGAGGTCGTAATGCGACGGCTAGAAATGTTGCCGAACATGTTTTTGGTGAAGATATGTGGGAACCTTATTGGGACACAACATCTGACGTATATAGTGATGTAATTGAGGAACTTGATGAATCTAACTATAGACATTTAGAAAATTATATTTTAAAAATGATCGGTAATCAGGATTTGGTTGTTGACGATTATAGTTCTGATTTTTTTCATGATTTGGCAAAGTCTCAAAATAGAGGCGAGTTTTTTATGATAACCCAAAATGATGTTAATGAGTTACTAAAGGATTCTGAGGCAATGAACGAACTTCTTGATGGTGATCTATCCGATTTAAAAAGTGAATTATATTCTATACATAATAACGCCTATAATAATGCATATCAAGATGAATGTTACGAACTTGTTTATGGTGGTCTTGAGGAATTTTTTTCCTCTAAGATTGAGGACGTTCAGATTAAGTCAGGAGATAAAACAAAATGGTCATCGTATATTAAGATCGGGGATTTTAAAAGGGATATTATGGAATTTATTGGCCTTGAGGGTGGTAGTGGATATAATGAATCAAATTTAGAATACTGGGGTGGTTATGTTAATATGTTAGGACATCTAATGGATAATGATGTATATGACGAAATTGACTTTAGAGTACCTGATTATGCAGATTGGACCTATATTAGAAAAAATATAAACGATCTTTTTACAGACTATATATAATACGTTTTTTAAACTAAATCACTTAACTATTTATATATTAAAATAAAACTCATATCCATTATAAAAAAATAGATTATGAGATTATTAAACAAAAATTCAAAAAGATTTATAGTAAATTTATTTTCTGATTTTATTCTTTCAAAGATAGATAAAACAGAAAAAACTATAATACAAGTTTCTGACTGTAATAGCTTTATTGTTGTCGCAGGTAAAAGTACCAGTAAGGAGATACTTGATCTACAATCAATAAAAGGAGAGTTCTTTATTAAATTTAAATCTTATTTAGATGACGTTGGTATTGATCACATGAATATAATTGATATAATCACCTATGGTGCAACTTTAGAACCATTAGAATGTGGTTGGGTGAATGTTACTAAAGATCTGTATTATAATGTTCCTGAACCTGTGACAAACATTATAACGACTTCAGAATTTCCTTACGGACATAGTTTAAGTTGTGGTAGATCTATGGTGTATTACTCTAACTACATATTCAATCATATGTATAGTTTGCTTGGTGTAAAAGATTTAAAATTTTATTTCACAACTGAGGTTGACTCTGATGAAGATTTTAAAATTGAAATTTTATCTAAATCTAAAGTTAGTCCTAATGAAATTAAATCTTTGATTTTGGATGTTTTTGATTTTAACCTAAATGAGTTCAATAATAAATTAACTAACTATAACCTTATTGAAGACATTTTATATCAAGATAACAATAAGCCATACATGGTACAGGACAGATTAGAACATGTAGTTTTATTATAAAGAAAAACCACCATTAGGTGGTTTTTTTATTTCTTAAAAAATTCTTTTATTATTTTCACCCCATCTTCAATTTCGTCAAAATCTCTTTCAGGAGCAAATAATTTAGTTTTTGGTCTTTTTGAGTTTGGGTCCTCTATTGTCATAAAAGATGGTACGTATTCATTCTTTGTTATTTCTGTAAAAATATCATACTCCTCTTTATAATCGTCAATATCCCTATCAAAGTATTTAATATTTTCTTTATCCAACATATTTTTTAAGTCGTGACAATAAGAACAACTTTTCATGGTATATAGTACAACTATCTTATCCATATTTTATTTATTTAAGTAATTTATACTATCATTATAATAGTTTTTATTTTGGTTCGACCCATAAGCATCGCAATTAGCGGATTTTGTTGTCTTACATGAAAATAAAACAAAGGTTAACAAAACTGATAAAATTATTCTATACATATTAATTTAATAAAAGATTTTTAACTAAACTTTTTATGTTGTTTTCAGCCATAACACCAACTCGTGTATCAACAACATTTCCCTCATTGAAAATTTTTACAGTAGGGATGCTTCTAATCCCTAGAGTTGAACTAATCTCTTTATTAAGATCCACATTCATCGTATACATTTCAACTTCTGTTTCATTTTCCGTTGATACTTTTTCAAAAACTGGTTTCATCATCTTACATGGTCCACACCATTCCGCCCAAAACTCAACAATAACTTTTTTACCTGAGTTTATTTTTTTTGTTAGTTCATCACCACTAATTTCCATTATTTTAATTTTATTAAATTTTTTATGAAGAATTTTATTTCTTCTAATCTTTCAGGGTCAAAATATATCATGGTTTGATAACCAACTTCATTTGTTTCCTTTTTTGATAAATATATGAATATGTCAGACTTATTTCTAAAAATGGTATCCGTATAAAAAAACCCATTTTCATATGTTAACATATCACAATACTCTATCTTAAAATTTTTTTCAAGTAATAATTCAGGAGTTAAATTAAGAGTTCCCTGTATCCTATTTTTAGATAATAGTTTACCTTCTTTATCGTAAATTGATTTTAAGAACTCATCTTCCTTTCCAAAATAATCTTTTTTATCCATAATATAAGAATAAAAAAAGTGGTGAAAAAGTCACCACTTCTTTATTAAATCATTTCTTCGGCCAATTCCCAAAGTTTTGTATTGATTGTGTTTTGTGCGATTATGTTATCTATTTTTCGCATCTTTGCCATTTTACCTCTTTGGTTTGACACTTGTACCCCACCACGGATAAATTTCTCTTGTACGGTGTTAAAAACTCTCCAAAGGTCATCTCCTTCATCTTCTTGTCGATTAGGTGTTAGAAGACCCAAGATTTCCATATCATTTAATGTTTTTTCAGCATTAAATCTAATTTTTGCAGATTCACGTACAAAATTTATTTTTTCATCAACCGTTAGTTCTCGAGACATCATACGACCAACAGATTGTTCAATAAATGGAAGTTTTTTAGAAAAGTTGTCTGCCAACTCTTTAACGTCGTCTAATTGAAAGTGGTTATGTCTCATTGTGAATCTCTCAGCGACTGCGGTTGGTACTGTTAATCCGTTTGAACACACAAGTCTGAATAGTCCTGCACTCAATGAAAATGCCGATGAACCGTTGTGTGAGTTTTTTACGATCGCCTCAACCAAAGTGTCACCTACTTTTGGTAGTTCACTATTACGGAATCTGATCTCGTGTAGAGAATGTACTCCCTTCCCTGTTTGTTTTACTGATGCGATTTGCCAACCTTCTCTATCAAAGAATTCCAAAACCTGGTCTGTTGGTACAAATGTGTACTTTTCTGTCATCTTAGGTGAGGCTGAAGTTGCAAATACTGAAGGTGCTTGTGTTTTAATAAGTTCTGGTGTGTAGATCATGTCTTTAGATTTAAAATTATAAAACAAATGTAATGGTTTATTTTAAATAAACAAAATTAATTTAAAATAATATCACCAAATTTTGTTCTTTGTATTATCTTATCAATATAAGGTTTTTTTTCTCCCTTAATGATAGGTAATTTTAATTCCAATACCACCTCAACAATTTGTGACTTTGTTAAAATATAATCCTGACCCTTTTCAAAATTAGAAATAGCTCTTTCTTTTAATTTTACATAGAATTCATCCTTTTGTAAGTCACCTATTAAAACAAGCAAATCATTAGGATTTTTTTCAAAAAAATTAATGAGGTTACTAATATAAACCTCTATGTCTACGTTTTTCATTTTAGTCTTCGCTTTTACAACCTCTTTTCTTTTTAAGTTCCGGTGGGAAATTAACAATAAAGAAGTCTTCGGTTGGTATCATGTATTTAAATAACTCTTTAGGTAGTCTATCAACATCAATACCAGAATCTAACACTGACACAAATGTCAGACAGTATAATGTTGATAATGATTTTGGTAAAGTTTTAAGTTCCTTATTCCCGGTAACGTTTAGGAATGATAATACTCCACACTCACCAATAGATTCAGGTAAACTTTTTATTATGTTGTCAGCAACAAAGGTCTTTAAATTTTTAAATCTTGATATATTTGCTGGCACATCAAATGGTTTTACTTTATCTGATTTGTTTTCTAAGTTAATAAACTGAGTATCTTTAGGTAACATTTCGAATAAAGTTTCTAACCCAAACATCATAGCAAATTTGGCAACAGAATCATTAGGGAAAGAAATAGGTAAATATGACAGGTCAAGATTTTTCTTAGCCAATTGTTTTGCGTATGAATTAATAAGTGCCTCATGGTAAGGAGCCATCTCATCACTCATAATTAAGGAAACATCCGCTTCACTTAATTTGTCAATATCTGTTAACAACAACGATTTTCTTTTCTTTGAAAGGTAATAATCCTTACTTTCTTTGTCACTTACTTTAAGCATTTCACCATTAATCTTACCATCCATACCAATGTATTTGTGTCTTAAGTATGGTGTAAAGTTTGCCCATATTTGATCACCATTACCAACAGTTGTTAAGTCAGGTGTTCTTAATTCTAACCATAATTCAACATTCTCTTCTGATCCTAATTCCTTTATCGCATCGTCTGTTGTTAAATTTTTTCTTTCAAAAGTCATCATCATACTTTGTTGTTCACTTGAGTATGGATTAGGTTTGAAGTATTTTTCTTTTCCGTTTAGGTTTGGTATTTTTTGTACAATCTCACTAAAAGGCATAATCGTAGATCCTGCGAATCTACCTGAGTTAGTTCCATCCGCCAATCTAAATTGTGTGTTATTTCTCCAATCGTTATCGACTAAGATTACCACCGCATAATTAACATCACTTTCTTTTAAATTTTTATTAATTACATAGTATAAAGTTAAATTCTGTCTTAATCTATAATTGTAATAATAGTTTGAGGATCCCTCCCAAGATGTACACCATCTTCTATCAGGAGCGAATTTTTTTCTAATATTAATACACTTATGTTTTTGATCAGGTGCAAATATTAATATAGTGTCATCCTCATATGTGACATCAACATCATTAACATCAACTTCAGGCATTTTATATTCATCCTGCATAGGTAAAACGTCAACAACATGTTCAAACTCAATAAAAGTCATCATACCCGCCGGTTTAGTATTAATAGGGACCAAAGGATAGTTTGCAATATACCTATCAACCCTATTAACAACTTGTTCTATATTTTCTTGGGGATTTTCTTTAACCAACTTTTCAGTTAACTTTTCTTTCATAAAATTTTCAAAGTCTCTTCTTATTAAAGCAGAAAGTTCTATGGATGTCATAGTTAAAATGTCTTTTCTGAACTTCTTAGAATCCAAAGCTTTCATTTCAAAAAATTTCTTAATGTTTAACTTTGTTAATCTTTTATCTGCTCCGGCATTTTTTTCCATGAAAGTCTTATAAATGTCATCGAAAGATTTTTTAGACTTTTGACTCTCAGACTTAGAGTTTACAACATCTTTTAGTTTTTGATAGTCATAAGTAAAGATATCTCTCTCATTACCCTGTAAAGTGCCTTTAAATCTTTCAAAATCAGATATTGTTTGTTTAATAACCTCAATCGAATCTTCTGTTTGGCCAGAAAATTTTCCAACAAGTTTTTTAACGGTAGATTCTGGATATTCAAGTAATAACCTATTTTTTTTATTCGTATTTTCTTTAACTATATTTGATAATAATTTAACAAGTTCCATGATATTTTTTTATTAATAAATATTAGAATTATGAAAAAAAATCTTAATAGTTCATTATTAATATCTCTTCTCCCATATTTTGTTTTTTACCTTTTTTTGCTGCCGCGGCCTTTGCAAACTCCTTTGATTCCCATCTGTATTCATTTTTAGGGAACCATTCGGATAATAAAGGGAAATCATAATACGATAAAGAAAACTTACCTTCAATGTTTTTCAACGTGTTTGCCAATCTTTCATGGTCTTGTCTATCAAAATCATGGTTAGAATAATAGTTTTCTGTTTTCCAATATGGTGGATCCAAATAAATGTATGTGGATGGTGAGTCATATTTTTCAATTACATCCGCAAAGTCCATATTTTCCACTTCTGTGATCTTAATAAAATGATCAATCCAATCAGGCTTTGATAGTTTATCTCTAAACGTCAAATACTTTGACTTGTACTTACCTTTAAGGTCAATAAAAGAACTTGTTTCAGGTTTTGATCCACTAAATACTTGAGTTAAAACGTAAACATATTTTGCCGCAACTTCATAATCGCCAGGTTTTACGCTGAAACCTTCATTAAATATTTCAGCTTGGAACCTGATAAATTGTTCTTTATATAATGGTGGAGTTGTCACCTCACCAAATTTTTGACAATCAATTGAGTTGATTGCCTTCAATAACTCCGTTGGGTTTTGGATACACTTAAATAAGTTGTAGTTTAATGGGTTAAAGTCGTTGTAAACAACTTTCTTTAGGTTGGGGAACTCTTTTAAGTCCATATTATAAAAACACCAAAACATCCCTCCAAACGTCTCAACATACGTTTCCATATTCTTATCATAGAAAGGGACGATCCACTTTCCTATTTTACTTTTTCCTCCGATATAACTTAACATATTCAAAAAATAATAAACTTATCGTAATTAATCAACAAGAAAAAAATATAAAAAAACTTTGGTGGATAAATATAAAACAACTATATTTGTATTGTGGATGTGGTTAACCACTAAACAAAATGGATGATTTGGTACACCATTTAAAAAACGCAAGTCGTGATGTCATCTTACGGTTATTAGAGACAGGTCAAAATACCTTCCTAACAGGAAAAATATAAAGAGGGGACTTTTGGTCCCCTTTTTTTATTTCATTATATTTATTAATAATGAAAACATTAAATATTCTTAAAAATTTAATTTTAGAAAATAGGGGTAAATACCATAGGTTATTTACTTCTCCTGAAGGAGTTAAATTTATCGCAACAACTCATCAAACAGAAGATAGAAAAAGTAATTTAAGTTATGACGAAATAAAAGACATAATTCTAACCGCAATTAACTCAAATAGTAATACACATACACGAGTTGGGGTTCCTAACCTTATGATTTCAAAACTAATAAGAGACAAATATAGAAAAATACTTAATGAATTTTCCTTAAATTCGGAAGAGAAAAAAATAAAATTTGTACACAAAAGAAATAATAATGAAGATGAGGAAGTTTTTGACTACATTGAATTTATCCTTAGTCGTGATGAAGATAATACTTTTTTAGTGGTGTCAAGTACTTTTTCCGATAATGGTAATTATTTAAAACTTTACGGTAGAGATGCTGTCCAAGCAAGAAAAGTTATAATAGAAAAGTATTTTCATTTAAGAACCGTGTTATTATAATTAATTTATGGAAAAGAAAGAAGCAACTAAAGTCACAGGATGTCGTAAATGTAATAAAGGACAAGAAAATTTACAAATGTTTTTAGTAATCTCAGGTGGATTATTATTTTCTTTGGCGATTTACGGAGCCGTTAGATTGGTTCAAGACATCATATCTTGGTTTTAATCCCTATCATATTTCAAATATGGTCTTATTAACAGATCTCCTATAACAGTCTGCAATCTAAATCCTTTACTCTTAATTCTCAATGGTTTAGATGTATCCATATGTTTTGGGAAATTGACCGATATGTCCCCATCAGGGTGTGGAACTATAAAATTATCCTTGTTAATCTCTTCTAAATTAAAAAACTTATTATAAATTAAATGTTCCCCAAATTTTTCAAATCCACTCTCATTTGTTAAACTAATTTTTAATAATAAATCCCCGTATATTCCATTACCATAATCGCCCATATCATTTAGTCTCAACATTTGTCCATCATCAATACCATGTGGTACTTTAACTTCAACTGACTTTACCTCATCTTTTGTACCAGATCCATGACAAGCATAACAAGCATTCGTTATAATTGTTCCAAATCCTCGACAAGAGTCACATGGAGATTGTACCATTTGTACGAACATTCCACTCCCCATTTGTTTCCAAGTAATCCCTTCTCCTTTACATGTTTCACAAACTTTTTTATCACCACCAGTACCATTACAAGGATCACACTTTTCTTTTCTTTTATAATTTAACGAAACTTTTTCATTAGTGAAACTTTTTAAAACATCCACACTTAAGTTGATTACTCTTGATGGTTTTCTTTGTTGTCTAAATTGATTATTAAACATCTCATACATATCCGAAAATTGATTGAACTTTGAATTACCAAATGGGTTCTTTCTTTGGATGTCGTACTCTCTACGTTTATTGTCATCTCCAATCACATCATAAGCACCAGATATTTTCTTAAACAATTCTTCATCCCCGCCTTTATCTGGGTGGTTTTCCTTTGCTAAACTTCTATAGGCCTTCTTAATTTCGTCTTGTGTTGCCGTCTCCTCAACGCCTAATATGTTATAATAATTTTCAGAGTTCATTTATTAATTTTTTGTTGTATTATTTGTAATATAGGATAAAAAATATGAAATATCTAATAGTCTTATTTAAAAATAAGAAAAGAAAAAAGATTTTAAATAAATTTAAAACATTAGAGAGGGCAAACAAATATTTTAACGATACCCTTAAAACAAGTAACAATGTTTTATTTTCAAAATCATTCGAGAATGGTAAACCTTGTAAGTATGAGATTGGGTTTTTAGAATCCGGTTCAACAGACTTTAATTTATATTTCGTTAAAGACGAACTAGGAAGACAAATAAAAGTGGATATTGACGATCCTGATTACCGTCTTACTAAGATTGTTGATTATAACATTGAAGAGTTACTATATGATGTTGATGAAAAGAATAAAATATCTTTCGGTGGTTTTATTAAAAAGTATCTAACAAGGTCAGGAATAAAATTAATATCTAAACTTAATAATAAAGTCGCAATACAAAATGATGATAAGGTAAATTTGGTTTCTTTAAAATCTATTGATGAATGTTCAAGATTTATAGATGTTCTTGAGGATTATTTAATAAAAAATGGTAGGTTGGATTGTATCTTGGTTAAGGATACCTCTAAACAACAAAAAAAATACCTTTATACTATTTTAGAGTCTAAAGGTATTGATAAATCATTTCTTTATAGAAGGTTTACTACGTTTACTAGGGAATAGTCTTTCCCAAAAACTTATTTTTTTCTTTTCAATAACTTCTTCCTCAATAACTTCTTCCTCGTAAATTTTATTATTGATAAAAACAATTTCTGTTCCTGAAATTTCAACTTTAAATCTTAATCTATTACTATCAACTTTTCTAAAATTTTTTTGTACTTCTTTAAAGTCTTCATTGTCTAATTCATACACCAAAATTGTTTTTCCTGAAGGAAAAATATTATTAGCGGCATCAGTAACAATAACCAATTTTTCTAAGATATCATTAATATTTTTTTCAGTTT